TGATTACTGCTGAAGCGGTACGCCTCTTCAAGAATAGTAATCTGTTCATCATGAACATGGACACGCAATACGATAGCCAATTCGCCGTTGATGGCGCTAAGATTGGTGACACTCTGCGTATCCGTCTGCCTTCTGACTTTGTGGTCACTCAGGGTCCTGCGATGCAGTTGCAGGACAATACGCAGCAGTTCACTACGCTCACTGTGTCTACTCAGCTTAACGTCGCTACTCCGTTTACGACCGCTGAGCGCTCTATGAGCATCGATAATTATTCTGAGCTTGTCATGGCTCCGATGATTAACAACCTCGCTGGTAAGGTCGCTCTTGACGTTATGCAGGGTTCTGAGGGTGGTGTCTGTAATTTCATTAGCAATGTTGATGCTAATGGTAACATCATCTCTCCGACGCTTGACCAGTATACCGGCGCAAATGCCATTCTTGATGACAATTCTGCTAGCGATATGGATCGCCGCATTGTGGTTGATCCGACCACGGATGCACGTTCTGTTAGCTCACTGGCTGGCTTGCTCAATCCCGCCACGGAGCTTTCCGCTCAGTATCGTACTGGTCGTATGAAGAATGGTCTGGGCTTTGAACGTTGGTTCCGCGATCAGACTGTTATCAAGCACACCTCTGGTAACTTTACTGCTGCTGTTACCGTCGCTGGTGGTAATCAGACCACTGGTACGAATGGTGGTAATATCAACACTTCTGCTTTTGGTGGTGGTGTTACGCTCCGTAAGGGCGATATCATTACGTTTGACGGCGTTAATGCTGTTAACCGTGTTACCAAGCAATCACTTGGCACGTTACGCCAGTTTGTCGTTACCGCTGATGTTGCTCCCGGCGCTACTGCAATCCCGATTTATCCGGCTATGATTGGTCCGGTTGGTGGTGTAGCTGGTGGCGCAGACCAGCAGTATCAGACTGTTGATGCTCTACCGCTCAACGGTGCTACCGTTCGTATGGTGACTAAGGCTAATGAAGTGTACCGCAAGTCTATCGGTTACACTCAGAAGGCTGTCACCATGGCGACGGCAGACCTTGTGTTGCCGCGTAAGGCAATCGAGGAAGGTGCTCGCGCTAACTATGACGGCATCAGCGTCCGTATCATCACCGACTACTTACCGAACAGCGATCAGTTAGCAACTCGCGTTGACGTGTTATTCGGGAAGAAGTATATCCGTCCCGAATGGCTTTGTGTTGTGGCGGATCGCGTGTAATTAAGTTTAGATGGGAGGGTCAAAAGCCCTCCCATTATTATTCAAATGAGGAAAATTAAAAATGGCTCGCTTCCCTGAACCTCCGAAGCTCGATATTCTGGAAATTGGTATTCCTGACAATAATATTGGTCAGTACACCTTGGAAAAACCTCATCCGAGCTATGGTAAGGATGACAATATCATTAACCAGTACGGGCATACTATTTATCCGAAAATGGTTTATCCGAACGGTAAAGATGCTGCTCCTGTCATTGTGAAATCTCCTGAAGAGGAAGCTGAAGCAATGGGCGGAAAGGTTGAGAAGCAGCCTGCTGCTAAAGACAATTCTGCTGGTTGGTCATGAGAATTGAAAAGCCTATCGACGTTCCTTTAATGACGATTGAAGAAAAGGCTGATTTGGCTAGACGCATAGAACACCCGAATTTTGAAGCTATGCGAAAGCATTGGGATGATAAGCCTTCCTTTCCTAAAGATTTTGATATGTCTAAATGGGACATTGATTAAATGAAAAAGACATTAGCCGGAATACTTTTAATCCTTTCAGTCTTTCCGGCTAATGCTCAAAAGTCAAAGTCGGTAATTCAGACTGAGATTAATACTCAATGGCCCGATAATAATACCGGGCAAATTACTCCTAAAGCGTTGCGCGGTCCTCCTCAAGATATAGTCAATTCATATCTTGATTTAAATGGCGCTACTTCATTCTCTTGCCCCGGTGGTCAAGTTATCATTGGCTTTAGTAATTTAAGTACTCCTAACTGTGCTACAGTCAGCAGTGGTGGCACAGTCACTCAAATTAACACTGGCGCTGGTTTGACTGGTGGCCCTATTACTACCACTGGCACAATTAGTTTAAATGCCGCTTGTGCTAATTTAACCAACGCAGGTGTGTTCTGTAACGGGACTAGCGCTGCTGGTTTAACTGGTACTTTAAATGCTGCTCAATTTCCTGCATTAACTGGTGATGTTACTACAGTCGCAGGAGCTCTAGCAACTACATTAGCTACAGTTAATTCTAATGTGGGCACTTGGGGTAGTTCTTCGCTTTGTTCTGCATTCACTGTGAACGCTAAAGGTTTGATCACCGCTGCTGCTCAATCAGCTTGCACGCCATCTATCGCCAATGTGACTGGTTTAGGTACCGGAGTTGGCACTTGGTTGGCTACGCCTAGTAGTGCTAATTTAGCTGCTGCGATTACTGATGAGACTGGTAGCGGTGCGTTAGTGTTTGGTACTTCTCCGACCATTACAACTCCAACACTAACTGTCAATGACGGCTCACTGACCATTCAGAATACCGCTGATACTACCAAGAAAGCTGTTTTTAGTCTGAGTGGTATCGGTACCGCTACGACTAGAACTTACAGTCTACCAAATGCTAGCGATACATTCACACTCAATGGCACCACGCAGACACTTACTAATAAAACAATCAATGGTTCTAGTAACACAATCACCAATGTTAGTTTAGCTACTGGTGTCACTGGCAATCTACCTGTTGGAAATTTAAATTCTGGCACAAGCGCTAGTAGCTCTACGTTCTGGCGTGGTGATGGAACATGGGCAACTCCAGCAGGAGGCGGTAACGTATCGACTACTGGTACTCCAGCGAATGGTAATTTGACGTTCTTTACTGGCGCTACAACTATCAGCAATGGTAATTTGTCTGGTGATGTCACTACTTCAGGTTCTGGCGTAACCACATATAATAACGTCGTTCCTTCCACTAAAGGCGGAGCAGGGTCAGTTACAGGAGCTTTGAGGGCTAATGGTTCTGGCGGTGTTTCTCAGGCAGCTACCACAGACTTATCTGATACAACCACTGACACGGCGTGGACACCTGCTGACAATAGCGGGGCGGGTCTTACATTTACAAGTGTTACTGCGCGTTATACAAAAATTGGAAAATTAGTAACGGTATTCTTTAACCTTACATACCCAAGTACAGCGAGCGGGTTTACCGCCGCTATTTCTGGACTGCCTGTAGCAGCATCTGCCAATTATCCAGCGGTTAACATACCAGCCGGTGTTTGCTTCATAAACGGAGCCTCTGCCCCGTTTATAGCGAGCGTTCAGCAAAGCTCATCGCAATTGGTGTTCATCAACACATCAGGTTCTCCTATAGCTAACTCTACCCTAAGCACTGTAAATTTTCGCTGTAATGCGACATACATTTCATTTTGATACTAATCTCAAGCAGAGACTGATTTATGACCACAGCTAGAGACTTTTGCACGTTAGTTTTAAAAGAAGCTGGCGTCACTGGCGTTGGTCAAACTCCATTGCCAGAAGATATTAACGATACTTTCACGCTATTAAAGCGCATGTTTGCTCAATGGCAAAAGAAGCGTTGGCTTGTGCCGTCGCTTTATGAGATTGCGGCTCAAGGGAATAATCAACAGTTTAATTTAATCGGTCCCGGCCAATATTATAACGCTACTAGGCCAGATAAGGTTCAAGCTGCATACTTCCTGCAAATCGAAGGTGGAGCGTTCGATAGCGGCTTTAGCCCCGGTTTTGATACTGGCAGTAGTGGCAATGTAAGCTTTCCTCTCATTCCTATTTGGAGTTGGGAAGATTATTGCAATGTTGCTCTTAAGCAACTTAATAGTTGGCCGCAATACTTCTTTTACGATGGTGGCTTTCCGTATGGTCGCGTTTATATTTGGCCTATCCCATCGGCTCAATATGAAATCCATTTGATTTTAAAAAGCCCAATTGGCTTTACTATTGAGATTGAGGATGGAGAAATTCAAAGCCAAGGTGCTGCCTACACAGATGGTGTTTACAATAATGTACCGCTGTTGAACCTTACTGGTTTTGGTGCTGGTGCGCAAGCAAACGTCACTATTGCTGCTGGTGCAATCACTGTTTTAGAAATTGTTAATCCCGGTCAAGGCTATGTGATCAACGATAAGCTGACTGTACCGCTAGCTAGTGTTGGCGGTACAGGATCGGGCTTTATTTGGGCTGTTACTAAAGTTACGCAGGATTTAGATAGTGAATTTAATATGCCTCCTGAGTATGAAGAGGCTATCCATTACAATCTAACCCGTCGCGTGATGGAAATGTATAACTATGAAGTACCAGCTTCTAAGGCTGCTCTTGCTCGCGCATCATTGAATGTAATCAAAGTCGCTAACGCTCAGATACCCACACTTCAAATGCCGCGCTCGCTTAGAAATATTCGCGGTAATAATTTCTATATCTTTAATGCGGATGCTCGTTAATGAGCAGATTTGAATTATTCAGCGCTCCATACTCAGGTAAGAGCGTCATCGCCTCTGGGCAAGAGTGTGTCAATCTCTATGCTGAAGTGAATGCTAAAACTGATCCACAAGCACCAGCACAAGTAACCTACTATCCTTTACCCGGTAGCAAGTTATTTGCAGACCCTCAATTTATTAAAAATGCTAGAGGCTCTTACCGTACCAGTATTGGGACTGCATATTATGTAGTTGGTCAAAATGTTTACTTTCTGACAAGTAACAATCAACTTATCTTGGTTGGTGTGATCGCTGATAGAGAAAGCCAAATTAAATTTTCAGATAATGGTTTAGTCTGCGTCTTTGTTGATGGTGTCAACGGCTATGTGATTGATCTATTCACAAACGCTTTTGGTATCATTCTTGATCCTAATTTCTATGGCGCTGATTATGTTGCACTGCTTGATACATTCTTTATCTTCAATCGACCAGCAACAAATCAATTCTACATTACAGCATCTAATGCTAGTTATGGGATGCTGACTAATTCAGCTATTGCTACAGGCACGATTACAAATGCTGGCACTGGTGGCATTGATGGAGTTTACCAGAATGTGCCTTTAACTGGTGGCTCTGGCTCTGGTGCGATAGCGTCAAGCATTCAGGTTACCGCTGGTGTGGTGACTGGTGTTGATATTGGTGATGCTGGAATAAATTACTTAGTTGGCGATGTTTTGTCTGCGGCTCCTGCAAATATTGGAGGAGTGACTGGTTTTGCTTGGACTGTCAATACGCTAGCGAGCGCATTCGATCCATTAGATATTGCAGCTAAATCTGGTTTCAATGATCCTATTGTGGGCATTGTGACAGTCCATCGCGAATTATGGCTTATTGGTGCTTTGACAACTGAAATTTGGATTGGCACTGGTGCTGCTGATTTCTATTTTCAGGAAGTACAAGGCTCATATGTCAATCATGGCTGTATCGCTCAATACTCGATAGCTACTCAAGACGTTCTAGTATTTTTCCTGATGCAAGATCAGCAGGGAAAGAACATCGTTGTTCAAGGTATGGGTTATGATGTTACGGAGATTTCTACTCCTAGAGTTGTATCCGAATTTAATAAATATGAAACTACTGCCGATGCTATCAGCTTTTGTTTTCAAATTGAGGATCATTCGTATTACGCTATTGTATTTCCTACAGCTAATAAAGGTTGGTTGTATGATCTAACTACCAAATGGTGGTATGAGTGGAATTGGACTGATATTGATGGCAATTTAAATCGACCGCGCGCTAATTGCTGTATGTTTGCTAATAATAAAAATCTAATTGGCGATTGGCAAAATGGTTTACTGCTAGAATTAAACATTAACACGTTTACTGATTATACTCCTGACATGCCAGCAGGACCAATCACACGAATTAGAACATTCCCTCATTTAGTGAGCGATAATAAAAAAGTCAGCTACAAATCATTTGACGCTGATGTTCAAGTAGGTACTGCAATTGACGAGGATGACCCTCAGATATTTTTAAGCTGGTCTGATGATAAAGGCGTTAGTTACGGCAATCCTGTTCCACAAACGCTAGGTAAGATTGGTGAGTTTAGGACGGTACCAGCTTGGAACAGATTGGGTGAAGCTCGCGACCGTGTATTTAAACTCCAATGGTCTACTAATAATGAAATGTCTTTAAATGGTGGTTTTATTGAGGCTGCTAACGCTAGATCATGACAAATACTAGACCAGTCCCTAATTTAAATGCTGCTATCGCTCAAAGCTCAGATGGCAAATTAAAAGTATTTCTTGCATCACCATGGATGCAATTCTTTCAACAGTTTGTGCAGAAAGCTCCAGCCGCTCAAGATGTTACTAGTTTAGGGTCTCCGTATACAGCTAACCAAAATGGTATAGTTATTATAACAAACGCCGCTACAATAACATTAAATCGTGGAGCGGGGAGCTTCCCTAATACTTATGCTTTCAGCGTATCTATTGCTAATAATGTGCCAATCCCGGTATCTATTGGTGATACCATTGAATGGACTGGACCGACTAACACTAAAGTTACATTTTTAGGAGATTGACGTGCAAATAACATTACAGTTTTCAGTTCCTGCTACAATTCTTCCAAAGGCTAGCGTATATGTCCCACCAGTAGGATCGCCGGTTATCACATATGTTCCAATTATAATTTCTGTTTATGGGCTCAAAGCTGGTGATACGTTAGTGAGCGCTCTCACTACAACTCCAGATGCAAACAAAGCTCAGCTGATTTCTATCACTGACAATCAATTGGCAGTTAAAAATACTTCTACAACTGTGAATGAAACGTTATCTGGAAACATCACAATCACTAGAGAAGTTGAGTTATTCAAATCATATAGTGAGATGACTGACGCTGATGGCTACGTGACAGTTAGTCACGAACTATATAGCACGCCAACAAAATGGTTAGCCACATCAGAAATCAATAACGACTTGCCAATAACTTTAAATAAAGTTTCTTCTAATTCGACGACTATCACACTCAGAGCTTTTGTTGGTACATCTCCGCTGGCTAATGCTGATATCAATTTTAGTGTGCTTGTTGGTTAGGAGATTAAAATATGGAATTATCATCAGTAAGCATTCGAGATAAGGTTCTAGCTGCTGAAGCTTATATGAAGCTCCAGCCTCAAGTTATAGATCAAATTAAAACGAGACACTATTTCTCTCACGGAGTTTACGCCAGAGAAATTACCATTCCTGCTGGCGTGATGTTGACTGGAGAAATCCATAAGTTTGAAAATTTAAATATCTTGTCAAAAGGCGAAATGTCTGTTCTAACAGAAAATGGAATGCAAAGGGTGTCGGCTCCGTTTAGTGTTGTTTCTCCTGCTGGTACTAAACGCATTGCTCTAACTCATAGCGAATGCATTTGGACTACAATTCACGGCACATTCAGTACCGATATTGATGAGATTAAAAACTATTTTATAGCTGCTGATGAACAAGCTTGGTTAGAATTTAGTGGCGCAAATCAATTAACTTTTGGATTTAACTAAGATGGCATGGGTAGCTAGCGCTATTGTTGGGGCTGCGGTTGTTAGCACAGTTGGCACTTCGCTCGCTGCTGGTAAAGCTGCCGATGCTCAGACCAATGCTGCTAATCAAGCGGCCGCTACTAGTCTTGGTATGTACAATCAAACTCGCTCTGATTTATCGCGTTATCGCGACGTTGGTCAACTAGCTAGCAATAAGATGGTCGATAGGCTCGATGAGCTTACTGCTCCTATAACGATGACTGAGGATCAAGTTCAGAAAACCCCCGGTTATCAGTTTAATCTCACTCAGGGTTTGAAAGCCACTCAAAACTCTGCCGCTGCGCGTGGTCTTGGTAGCTCTGGCGCTGCGCTTAAAGGCGCTGCTACTTTCGCTACCGGGCTTGCTGATAGCACCTATCAAAATCAGTTTAATAATGCTGTCACTAATCAGACCAATGCTTATAACAAGCTTAAAAGCTTAGTTGATCTTGGTGAAAATGCTGCTGCACAAACCGGAACAGCAGGAACTTCAGCGGCGAATACTGCCGCTGGTGCTCAAATAGGTGCTGGCAATGCTCAAGCTGCTGCTGCTAATGCTACCGGAGGAGCCATATCAAGCGCTGCTAATTCTATTGGTGGCTACGCTGCTTATAAAGGTCTTTACGGCGGTAACAATAATAGCGGTGGAACTTTTAATATAAGCAATGTGACGGATGCTTAATCATGGCTGAGGTTGATACTAGTAGCTACCCCAAGGCTACGTTGCCCACACAAAAGAGTGCGCTTGAACAAGCGCAACAAATTGGTAATTTGCAGCAACAGTCACAGCAAATTCAGAGTGGTGGCTTGACTATCGAGAAACAAAAACTCGATTTAGTCAATCAACGCTTTGGTGAAATGGCTAAAGGATTTTCTTCGCTTATAGCTGACCCTAATTTAAATAATGATACATTTAGGAAATATGTTCAAAATCAAGTTAAGCTTGGTTACATTCCTCCTGAAATGGCATCGACTACTCTAAGTATCGCTCCTCAAGACCCTAAACAATTAAGAGGCTTTTTACAAACTCAATTGCAACATGCTCAAACCGTTGTGGATGCTATCAATACTCAATTTGGTACTGTTAGCGAACAGAGCGATAATGCTAATACATATCGCGGTATTCAGCAGTCACCTATGAAAGGTGGTCAATTTGTTCCGACTACTGTAACTCCTCAACAGTTGCCACCTACACAGCCTATTGTGGGCAACGATCTTAGACCGGGTGTGATAGGGCCGTCAGGAAACGCAGGCCCTCAGTCCTATGCACCAACCCCAAGGGC